CACCGTTATCAAAGATGAACATTATTATAAAGCTATTAATCATACTAAGGGGTTATTTTCCCCCAAAGTGAGTCTAAAGCCTGCGCACTTCGCAGACTTACGCCACTACCCTTGGCAGCTGTCCTCAAACATTGGTGCCCCGTTTGCAACTAGCAAGCACTGGCAGCAATATGTGAACAAAAAGTTCACACTTGGACATACTCCTCCAAGCGTGCGCAACTTATTTCAAGAAGCACACGGCAATGACCTCGAACCTGAGGTAATTGATAGACGTATGACAAAGCGAAACCTCTACAACGAGATGTTCCTCATTAATCGAAAGAACATCCATTTTATTAAAAATGGACGTAAGACTACCGACAGTGGTCACGACATGCGATACTGGAATACAGCATTCGCACGTCAACACCTAGTCGAAGAAGATGATCCTGATAAGGTTCGTCTGGTCTTCGGTGCCCCGTCAACTTTGCTTATGGCAGAGTTAATGTTTATTTGGCCTCTACAAGTGAGTTTACTCGCTCGTGGACCCGAATCCCCAATGCTTTGGGGTTATGAAACACTAACCGGCGGCTGGTCCCGTCTTCACTCCTGGGCCCATTCTGCCCAGCCTAGAACAGAGTCCGTTGTGACTCTTGACTGGAGTCGTTTTGATAAAGATGCTCGTCATTCTGTCATCAGAGACATTCATGAATTAATCATGAGGCCTATGTTTGACTTTGAACATGGCTACCATCCTACTCACTCCTACCCAGATACTCTAGACACAGACCCAACAAGGTTGGAAAACCTTTGGAATTGGATGACGGATTCAATCCTGACCATTCCTCTACTCCTACCTGACGGTCTAAAAATACAGTTTTCACACTCTGGAATCTACTCTGGATATTTTCAAACCCAGATACTAGACTCCATTTACAATTGCGTAATGATATTTACCATCCTATCTAAGATGGGATTTGATATCGACAAGATCGCGATAAAAGTACAGGGCGATGACTCAATCATTTTACTCCCTTACCTATACACTGTAATTAAGAATACATTCCTACAATTTTTCTCCACTTATGCACAGCATTATTTTGGCTCATCTATCAACGATAGAAAGAGCGAGATTCTTCCTTCTCTTGAAGGTGCTGAGGTCCTAAAGTACCGCAACCATGGTACTATGCCTGAGCGTGATGAAATTCAACTCCTAGCTATGCTACGACACCCGGAAAGAACTTCCACCCTACCATCTTTGATGGCTAGAGCTATCGGTGTTGCATACGCTAACTGCGGGAATCATGCCCGTGTATACCACATTTGCGAGGATATCTATAACTACCTGGCAAGAGGCGGATTCACACCCGATCCTTATGGTCTACCAGGCAGTATTAGGTTCCGACAGAATTACATTCCTAGTTATGTCCAGATTGACATTAGTCACTTCCCGACATACTTCGAAACTGTCCGCAACCTTCAAGATCCTCACCGTGATATCTTAACAGATAAACACTGGCCGAGCGATCACTTTATCGGCATCCCCGGAAAGTCTTAAGTTTAAGACGTTAAAGGCGACACCTTCTTAAGTAAAAAAAAAAAAAAGAAAAAAAAGCCTTTAAAAAAAAAAAAAAAAACACG